CATAGTGTCCTTCCTATGTTAATATTTATGTAGAATATCCGTTGGATCTTCTACGGTTGCTAAAACTTCATCTTCATTTAGAAGACGTACTTCACCACCATCAATTTCTATTCTTGATCCGGCATAACGTGCGAAGACTATCCAATCACCAACCTTGCACCATGGACCATTTGGATATCTGTCTTTATCTAAATAACAAGCGTCTCCCATTGCAAGTACACTTCCGCATTGTGATGCAACTTGTTGTCTGTCTATAGTTTCGCCGCCAAGTAAGATTCCGCCTTTTGTTTTTTCATTCATTCTAAATGGTAAAACAAGCATCCTCCAACCAGTTGGTTTTGGTAGTTTTGTTTCTTCTTTTGTAACTTCTTTTTTTTCTGATTTTTTTACGCCAACAAGATCTTTGTTAGGTAATTCAATTTTTGGGCTTGTGGTCCCCAATATCGATGACTGTGCCTTCATTTTCTTTTTGCTCCTTGTTATCTAGCAGGTTAGAGATTTCCTGTTTAGTTGCCTCTAGGGCGTTTATTTGTCCTAATATATACTTGTAATTTTCCATGGTGTCAACACCCGTTGTTACAATATTAGTTAGGTTATCTAATCTATCTTTTATTATTTTTAGTAATCTTTCTATTTCCAATTTAACAATCCCACTTTCTTAATGATTTATTTATTCTGCTGTTTGGATCTCTTGCAGTTTTAGCAGAAGTTAATTTCTTTTTCATACCTGACATACGTGCACAGAATGATTTACGTCTTGAACTTGTTTTAGATTTAGTAGGTGCTTTTAAAGTGCCACCTTTATAGCTTGCACGACCTTTAGCATTTAAACCGCCAGAAGGTGATTTACCTTCTTTTCGTGTCCAAGCTGCGCTTGCCATTACGCTTTCTTTTTAATAGGTTTAGCTGTCTTAGCAGCTCTTTTAAAGTTAGCTGCAGTTGGTGCACCTTTAGCTCCAGGTTTTCTCATACTCTCACCTGAGCCGGCAGCGATTCTTTTTTTTTTAGCATGAATGTTCGCGTATAATCCGGGTTTAGCCATTATATACTACCACCATTTTTCTTAAAGCCCATTTTATTTCTTACTGGAGTTGGTAATTTTGCAAGTCCTGGATTTTTTTTCTTATTAACAGGTTTTAAAGTTTTACCACCTGCTCCATACATAGGTCTTTCCATCATTCCGCCACCCATTTTATTTTGTCTATAGTTTTTCATTATCTTCCTACCTTTTTCATTGCTTGGTTATGTGATTTTTTAAATGTTATACCTTTTTGCATTTTTTTTTTCATTGTAGACATATGCTTTGCAGTGTGGTGCACGCTATGTTTTTTTAAAGTATTCTTTTCTTTTTTATCAATCACTATTTTTTAACTCCGTTGTTTCTAAAAATCTGTGTACCCTTTATACCAAATATACTAGCACATACAAGTACCCATAAATTAGTAAACCATTTAGGTAACGCTTGAAAATGCTCAAAGAAAATTTTTATCTTGTCCATAGCCTGTGGATCGTCTGACCAAACTCCATATGCAAGGACAATTATGGGCAGTGTCAAAATTGCAAGAACTACCTCGTCCTTATAATCGTTTTGTCTAGCTTCTAAAAGTTTGCCGCTAAATGCTAATTCACCTGTGGCCATTTTAGATGCATGTTGTGCTTGTGCATCAGCCATAAGCATTTTAGTTTCCTGTTTCTTTTTGTAAATATGCGTTCCTGCGTTTAACGCTAACTTAATAGCTCCTAACCACATACTAATACCAGGTTACGTCTTTTTGTTTTCTTGCAGCACCAGTTCCTTTAACCGGATTAGTGTCGCCTTTAGCAATAAAGCTTTTTCCTCTAAAACTTTTCTCTGATTTAGGGTCAACTACTTTTTCTTGCTCTGGCATCGCTACTTTTTTGCCGCCTGTTTTGTAATTCATCATAATATACTCCTTTTATCTGTTTGGTTTCATGTTAGCAAGTGTTAATCTGTTTTCATTTGCTATTTCTTGCTTCTCAAGTGAAGTCTCAGCACGTAATTCAGCTAAATCTTCGTTCTGTTCAAGTTTTTCTTGGTTTAAACCTTGTGCTTGAAGTAGTTTTGCTCTTTCTAACTCTTGTTTAGAAGTTGCTTCTTCTTGTTTACGTTGATTCTCCATTGCTTTTAAATCTACTTCTCTAGATTTAAGTTTTAGTAACGGATCTGAATCATATTGTGATGTAATTTTCTTTTCTTCAATCATAAAGTCTTCAGTCATCTCTGCAATCAATACAGCTTTTCTTGCATCAATGTTTTGAGTCATCTCAGCCACTTGTTGTTGTGCTTGTGGGTTCACTGCCGCTTGTTGTGCTAATTGTTGAAGCTGTACAAGTTGTTCTCTGTATTCTAATTGAACTTGTTCTTGAGCCATCAAAGAAATATGTTCTAAAATATTTTTTTGTATCGCTGCCATGATTGGTGGATTATTTCTAACTAAATTAGTAGACATAAAATTCAAGTGAGCAGTAATATGCGCTCTATGATCTTGATTTGGAAATGCTTGAAACTTTTTGCCACCCATTGCATCAATGTGTTCTAGACTCGGATCTTTAGGTGCAGTTGGTGGAGGTGGTGGTAAAATTCTATCAATATCTTTTATACCTAATGCTTCGTACATTTTTCTATAAGCATTATATAGATTATGAATTTGAGGACTAGCCATTGCCATTTGCAATCCAGTTTGTGCTAAAGATATTCTCTGACTCATTGAGAATATATTAGGATCTGCTACAGGTAGTACATCTACCTTGTCATCAAAGTCAGTTACTTTAACATTCTTTTGTCCGCCAACAACATCGTAAGGATATTCTGGTGGTAAGTATGTTGCAAATACTTTTGCTAATAATTTAAATTCATTTCTTAATGCAGCATATAATCTTTTGTGGATTGCTGACATTACTCTTGAACCCCGTTCTAAAAGAGCTACAGTTGTACCAACAGCCGCCTGCTGGTTCCCATCACCAACTTGCATGTCAGCAATTGATGCGAATCTCTGTCCCGCTGCTACCACAGTTCCCATTAGCGCTAATAACGTTTGCGAGGGTTCTTTGTAAGGTAGAAATACGAATGCATCTTTTAAATTGCCACCTGGTGTATCTACATCTTTAAATTCACCTGGTTGTATTGGTGTAGCGTCATCTTTGACTCTAACTCCTCTTTGTTTAAATCCTGCTGGTAAATTAGATAAAGTTCCTGCGTCTAATAACTGACGAAGAGCCGAAGTTGCGGTACGACTTAATCCACCGATCATGTGTATCAATCCAAAACCATAAAACCCTAGTCCAGGTAAAAATTTAAAGTGGACAAAGTATTGAATCTTGTTTTTTAGTGTATCACTAGCAGCAAAGTTTCTTCTGATTGATAAAACTTTTTGACTAGCTTCTTCTATTGTAACTACGTAAGGTAATTTTATTCCTGTTGGTTCACCATCTTCTCCAACATCTTCAAAACCTTCTAAATCTAAATTAACATGACATTCTAACAAAGTATAAAGCTGTTCTATTCTAGCTGATGTAGCAACACCTTCTATCTCACGTTCTTTGTCTGTAACTTTGTCTCCATCTGCTACTGATGTTGGTTTTGATAATTCTATGTCTGTGTAGAAACCATTTACTTGTTGTTTACGTAAATCGTTTTCAGAAATTTTAATAACATGGATAACAGACTCGGCATCATCTAATGATGTTGCTGTGTAAGGCACAACTAAATCATCTGCTGGAATAAACTTAGATACTGCTCTGCCTAATAAATCATCGTAGTAAACTTTTTTAAATGTTGAACCTGCTAGAGGTAAATGAAATAACATTTGGTCAAATTCAGGTTCGTACTCTTTCATCTGATCCATCAATTGATAATTCATAAAATCTTTTACTCTACCCGCTTGTTGTTCTTTTTGTGGATTTGAAACACCTAACATTTGTGTTCTAACCGGACCATCGCTGGGTAATAATTCTTTATAAGCTAATGCTTGAAACTGTGTAACGGCTTCTGCTAGAACGGGGTGAGTTGCACCTGATGCTCCTTGAAAAGGTTCGTTTCTATTATCGTATTTAAATCCTAAAAGATCTAAACCGTTAATATAAGATTGTTCCCAATCTTTTCTTGATGATTTGTAATCTGTGTAATCTCCTCTAAGTTTTGATCCGATTGGATCTAAAACATCTTCAGGTAAAATATCTGCTAGGTTATCGAAATGTGAATCTGAACCTGCTTGGTTCACGGCTCCTGGATCAAAGTCAATAGTTGCTCCACCATCTTCTTCTGGTATTACTTCTACGGGTTTTTGTGCCGTCTGTTCAGTAACATCGATTTCTTGTTCCTCACCTGGAACTTCTAATTCAGTACGAGTGTTGGGAAGAGACTTATCTATATCTGCCATATTTTTTATCCTGTATTGGTTTATCTTGTTTCTGTTCTTTAATCAACCCTTGAGAACTTGGTCCTTTCAAAGGTGGGATTTGGTCGAACTTAACATACTTCATGTTTTTTACAAGTGTTGGATTTTCTTTAGTCATAATACTTTTTTTTTAAACTAGCTAGTCCGCCACCTGCAAACCCCAAAGCTTCTAAACCAGTTGTTGGTTTAAGTATACCTAATTCATCTGATCTTTGTTGTTTTGTTTTTGCAAATTCCGCATCTCTTTGTGAATCTATTTGTTTTTTTCTAAAAAAATCATCTAAATTAAAATCTCCTTTAAATCCAATACTAGGAGGTAAAACTTCATTAAATTCATTGGACTGTTTGTTCAATTTATTTTCAGTAGCTTTTATTACTTGTTGGTTAACAGGTATACTACCGTATCCCGTTTGATCATCTAAACTATTTTCTTGTGCTGTTAATTTATCATAAGTGTTCTCCATATCTTGTGCTTTTCCATAATCAGAAAATTTTTCTTGTAATTGTTCCTTTTGACTTTTGCCAAATAATCCGTAACTGGCATTAGATATAATTTCATCCGTATTAGCTCCTTTTGCATAATCAAGTCCAGCAAGTGGTGCAGCAAAACCTATTTCACTTAATAAACCCCAACCTGTAAATTTAGCTGCGCCTTTAAAACCATTCATAAGTTTACCCATTTTTTTTATATTAGCGACAGCTGACTTATCTCCTTTTGACGCTTTAGCCATATTTTCTTTAATTG